AGAGCCTCTCCTATCTGTTGACACACTGCGTCTATCGTGCCCTCAGACATCTCCGTTTTATTATTAACGGCATCATCAAGATATTGATGCACCGCCAATTCAGCAAGGTGTTGCATATTAAATCTCCTTAGTCTTCAGCGGCTGGATTGATAGTAATAAACTCATCAACTAAAGCACCGTCATCAGTTGAAAGATTATTGATATGTTTATCTTCCCACTCAGAACTGATGTAGTCGTTATAGTTTGAAACCCACTCAATAAAGTTACCAAAGATTTGTTGAACGTCATCATCAATGGTGAAGGCTTCGGGGTTCATATCAAGTCTGACGCTAGGTACATAATACTTATTACCATTAGATAGCTCTCGTGCTTCCGTATCACAATCAAACGTGTGCTGTACAGGAAGACGCTTCTGCTTCAACAATGTCTGGAAGGGTTCACCAACATGCTTGAATGCCTCACGCTGATCAACTTCCCAGATAAAGGGGATGCCATTCAACTCATAGTCCAATGCCTCACCATCTTCCTTAGTAGGAAATAGCAAGTCAACGGTCCCAAAGATAACACGTACTCTCTTAATCTGGCGGATCAAGTTCTGCGTATCTTCCGGCAGGGCCTTGAAGTCTTGGATGTACCCCGCTGACTTACCGCAATTGAAGCCGCCTGTGTTATCTTTCAGGTCAATGTTAAGGCTATCAGCCATTACAGTTTTAACAAACATATTTTTGGAATTGCCTGTACCCTTTACAAAACGCTTATGCATAAAGCGTTGCATGTATGGCCGGATGATAATGTTAGAAGCATAGTATGTCTCATCCGTATCGGGCATCTCTAATTTATAGGCACCCCCTTTGACTACCTCTAGGTTCATGTGCTTGCCTTTAATCTCGACGTTGCCCATGATAGGGGTATGGTTAATGCGTAGCCTAGCTAGGGTACTACGGGCCTTGTCTGATGAAGGCTGTTCACCAGAAATGCCCATCACCTTAGCCATGGCATCGTAGTTAGCTGTGTCTATTGTTGCTACTTGATTCATTGTGTATTTCTCCTTTTATTAATGCAAAGATTTGTAGTTTTAACATATTTCTCATTTCGTGTCAAGCCAATTCTCACCTATTTTTGATTCTAATAACAGCGGAACATTAAAATCTATGTCCCACTCTTGGAAAATCAATTCATGTAAATCAGTATTGACTTTTTCTATTACGTCAATTGCAAACTCCTCTTCTTCTGGATGAACATCTAGTACTATACTATCATGCACCGTGTTAACAATGCATGTCTTCATACCCTCAAGCAACTCCTCAATATACAGTAGTACCAATGGTACAATGTCTGCTGTGGCAAAGGATTGCACAGGATAATTTTTTATCTGTGTGAAGTGGGAAGGTGTACCATTATATCTACGCTCACAATCAGGGAATGCAAACTCCCTGCCTGACGGCGTGGCTATAAGACCAGTAGATAGTACACAGTTTGCCAAGACTGTATGCCACCTAGCTATACCAGAATATTTTTTAACAAAGTGTTCATAGTAAGTTGCCTCTGCTGGACTACGACCAAAGCCTGTAGCTCCATACAAGGGAGCAAAGGTGTGCGCCTTAGCTTCCTGTCTGCTTATAGGCTGGCCTGCCTTGCTTATAACATCAGCGGTATAGCTGTGTACATCAAAGCCTTCTTTAACTTCACGCATAGCTGTTTCATCTTGTGACAGGTATGCTGCCGTTCTGAACTCAAGCTGAGCAAAGTCTGCCTCAAGTATCTTGCCACCGTCAAACCGGCTGACAAACACACGCTTGATAGGAAACGTGCCACCCCTTGGCATGTTCTGCATGTTGGGATTGCGACCACTGAACCTGCCTGTGGCTGTCATATGCTGGGTTAGCTGTACATGCAGCCTACCATCAGGCTTGGTGTATAGATCAATGCCCTCTACAAATGCAGATAAGTAGGTATCTAATGCGCTTAACCTTCGTACATCACGTAAGAAGTTTGCAGCTATCTCTTTCTTTCGGCCACGAGCAGTAGCCTCCAGCCTCTCTAGTTTGCTTTTATTTGTTGTAAATCCTCCCGTTGTAATCCAGCTTTTATTAGGGGCCTTAAACTTTAGCCCCGCTATCTCATGGGTAGCAGTAAAGGTGTAGCCTTCTCCCTCACAGGAAAGACACTTGGTAGCTTTAGCAAAGGGCTTACCATCCTTACGGGTCTTACGTACCTTACCATTCCCATAACAGGCTACACATTTAGTGGCCCTAGTTTTATACATGATAGTGGAGTTCTCCTGAATTTTCTTATGAAACTCAGCACCTGTAACAAAGTTGGTTTCATTGACCCACGTTTCTTTGTTGTGTACTTTTCTTGAATAGATAACCCATGATAATTGTTCCGGGCTATTGAGATTAATAGGTGTATCTCCCATAAGTTGTCTAACCTGTTGATCCAAGACGGCCTGAAGCTGTCGTTTCTCTGCCTCAAACTCTTCCTTAACTTTCTGTAGCTCATCCCTGTTAACAGTGAACCCCCGCTGGAATATACGTGCGAGTACACAAGCTACCCGATTAGTCATTTTAATTGTATTATATAATCTGTTATCCTTATCACCTTGTAGACGATCAGATATCTTATTATATAACTGTTGTGTAGCATGTAGGTCTGCACTAAGGTAGTCGGATAGTTCATTAAGAGGGATATCTTCAACACCCACACCTTTCTTTAGATAATCTTTCAAGGTGCTTTCTTTCTGTGTCTCTAGCTCATACCTCTGAGCGCAAGCCTCTAGTGATAGGGGTTGCTTCTGTCCACGCTGTAGTAAGTACTCACCCAGCATGGTATCAAACACTGGGCCTTCATACTCAAAGCCACACTCCCATAGCCACACCAGATCGTAAGCTATGTTGTGTCCTATAAGTAAGGTGGTTTTGTTTAGTATATCCTGTACCCAAACTGCACCTTCCCCGTCACGATGGTAGTGATGTTCTCTGCCTGTCTCTTCTAGCAGACCAATAAAAACCATTTCATTAGAAGGCTCAAAGGGATCAAAGTGTGTCTTACCTCCTCGTTGTGTAACACTATTCTCTATGTCGAGGACTACTTTCATAATATTCTCCCAGTATCCCATATGTTAAATGGAGATTGCTCCAACTCTTCGTGTAGTAAAGCTATCTTCTTATGTGCTTCATTAAGTTGTTCTTGAAGATCATATATGTTCCGTTGTAAAATTTCTTCCGTAGTCATAACTTTTAATTTATCATGTGTAGAGGCCATAGTTATTCTCCTAGTGTAAGTTTCCGTTACGTGCCTTAGCCTGACCAGCTAATGCTATTTGCCATAGCTTAGTTAGGTTCACATGTGCGTACCATATAGCATCAAAGTCTTGTGCAGATAATTTCTCCTGATTCTCAAACTTGTCTAGCATAAGTGAGGAAAGTTCTGCCAATAGAGTAGCTTCCTCAGAGGCACCATCAATCCAATGCAGTTCATTGTCATCTTCAGTCATAATTTAGCCAGTATTAATACCTGCACAATTATTATAATAAAAAGTTCAGCGGCGAGGATGGTATGATACCACACCCATCTTACTTGGTAAACCTCTAATACCTTTTTATTATTTTGTAATAGATGTGTTAGTGTAGATACTTTATCTATTAATGTTCTCATCATTCTCTCCCTTCTATGCGGAAAACCTTGCTGTCTTGTAATCAAATTGACAGTGTAGTGTACCGTGCCAGCCAGTTAATTTATTCTTTGCAATATTCAAATGCCGCATTGGGTCTTCTTCTGCTGCATCACCGGGGCTTACAGCAAGCTGTGGATTCTTAGCAATCAAGATCATCAAGTCTGCTTCCGCTGCCTTGCCTGTACGACTACCTTCCATCATAGCTTGGTTCAATAATACCTTACCTTCTGCTTCAGCACTCAACTGTGACATATAAAACATAGCGCAGCCATATATCTTTGCGATCTGTCTTGCATGTATTGCATTCTCCTTTAGCACCTCATCCATACGGGCAGTTGCACTAGAACGGGCAAACTTATCTCCCATATCTAACACAACAATGTCTGGTGATTCACTCTTACATACACTCTCTACATAAGACATGTCCTTACCTGTTGAATCTTTCATAAAGATATTGTTCTGTACTTCATTGTATAATGAGTGAGCCATTTCTTTGTTACTGTGTATCTGTTCCAAGTCCATGCCACTACAGGTGGTCAGATATCTTGCCCCTACACGGGTATAAGCTTCTTCGTTCACAAGCACAACACACTTAGCACCCTGTCTTGCAAACCCATCTGGGCCTGCAATAAGATTGGCATGGAAGGAGGTCTTACCTGTATTAGGACGGGCACCTACCTCAATTAAGTGGCCTGCATTCACTCCCTTAACACGGGAATTAAGCACGGGTATGTTAAACGACCAGCGTGATTCAAGTGTATTAGCTGCAAGAATTGCATCAATAGATATATCATCCCATTCAATATTTAGATCAGGTAGAAAGTTATCATTGTAATTGTTTAATAATTCACGTAGGGGTTCCAGACTTGTCTGTGTCCCATTCACATATTCAAAACCAAGGTTGGCTATGTCTTCACCTATCACCTGCTGAAATAATTTCGACAGCACATCATCCGCTACATCACTTCCCATAGGTGTTTCCTGTTTGATCTGTGCAAACAATTTAGTGTAGCTATCTTTCTGTGTCGTAGTCAGAGTAGGATTTGACACCATGAACACCGCCTCTACCTCATCTACCGTGAGGTTACGTTTGTAGGTACTCATAGCATAGTCAACTACACTTTTAATTTTCTGTACATCCTTGGTGAATAATCGTGGAGGACATTTCACACCTATGTGGTTGTCATAAAAGTCTTTATCTAGTAATGATCTTAGCAGAGCTAATTCCATAGCGTGTTCTCCAATCTGTTTAAATCTTCAGTGTCCCGGTACTTCAAATCATTGTTTAATTTCAATACCTTAATACTACTAGCTGCATTCTGTAACTCTTTTGCCATGGCAATTGTTTTGGGCAGGGCATCAGCATCTAAGGCGACTACAATACGGGAGAAGTTCCTATCCCGCAAGAAGTTTTTCTGTTCCAAGGATAGAGATGTACCCATAATACCTATACCAGTAGCACCTACAACTTCTTGGGCAACAACTGCTGCGCTTATACAATCCTCTACTACTACGGCTTGGCGGGTATCGCCTACCACATAAGGCACAGAAGAGTTTCCATACCGCTTCCACTTAGGCATCCTGTTGCCAACTGCACGACCTGTAGCATCCACCATAGCGCCATCATTGTAGATAGGGAACACAATGCGATCTTCTCGCACATCCCACATAAGTTCAACGTCTAAGCACCACTGCTGTAGCCAAGCCTGCGCTGCCCTGTTAGCCCCTATAGGCACTATGTAATCAGGCCGTTCAAATAGTTTGCCTTCCTTTGCCTGCTTACCAGCAAGCTTCGCACGTACATCCTCCGCTGTCATATGGGTCTTGACACCACCATGTAATCTACACCCAGCCTTATAGCAATTCCATACCAAGAACCCCTCCCGGTTAGAAGCAGTGAAGGTTTTAAATCCTCTGCATACGGGGCAGTCTCGCCGTGCGGTCATACCATCAGGTAAATCAAGGTCTTCAACAAAATGTAGTACATCAAACATTGATATATCTCTCCATTAAATCTTCAAGGCTCTTATACCAATACCATTTACCCTTACCGTCCACTCTCCATTTATTCTGTTGATAAGCAACTACATATTTGTCATTAACATATATGCCG